AGCGACAGGCCTTCATTGGACAGGTAGAAAAAGATGATCGCCGTGCGGAGCACTCCCGGATGTCCGAGCACCTGAACATCAATGACATTTCCGATGCCTACCAACAGGAAGATCATCACCTTGCGGCAGATTCCCTTAAAGCCGACCTCACTGGACAGCTTCTTATCAGCGATGGCACACATGATGCCGGTAAGGTAGTCGCAGGATACGAAGACGACCAGCGCAATCAGAAGTCCGTCGTAGCCGCCTAAGAAATAGCCAAGCCATCCTCCGACAGCGGCGAATATCAGTTGAATCGTGTTCCAGAATTCTTTCATGAGAAAATCCCTCCTTTGATTTGTGCAAAATAAAAGCCGCCTGCTTATCTTGCAGACAGCTTCGTGAACTGTATCCGTTTATGAAGTTATATCTGTTTTGGCAGCGTCTCCCAGAGTCGCATATCCTCCTGTCCCAGCGACCACATGGCAAAACCTCTCACTCCCCAGCGGTAGGCAGCTTCATTTGCCCAGTAGACCAGCGAATCCACATCCTGATAGTAGAGGATGGAAAAGCCGTCTGCGTCGCCGAGAAACAGTCTGGATATCCAGATGTCGATGTCCTTTGGTGTGATAGTCACCGTATAATCGTTGCCGCAGGTCAGGGCAAGCTCGTGGGAATGGTAGAACTCATAATCCATCGAAATACTCTCGCTGCGTGTCGCGTCTTCCTCAACATCTGAGGTCAGAGTAAACACCTGAAATTCCGTATCCCATGTGGCATTCAACCGGCTGATCCTGCCATACTGCGTTACTGTGCCGTCCGGGAAGGTTACATCAAAGCGCTCGTAAGGTTCATATGTCCATGCATCGCCAAGGCGCAGAAGCTCGCAGACCGTCCGATTATCTGACCGGTATCCGGCATATCCTCCGGAGAAACCGCTGACCGTGGTCGTGAAGCGGAGCGTATACGACGAGCCAGAATAAACGCGTACCTTGTTTCCACGGATACGCATCTCGACCGTGTACATTGACGGATTAGTTCGAAGGTCGCTGTTTGCTGTTCGCTCTATGGTCTGGCTGTACCTTCCGAGAAGCGTGCTCCCGTTATAAAGCTCCACGACCTGAGAATCGTAATTCAGGCAGCAGAAAAGATCGCCGCAGAAAACTCCTGCCTTGCCGCTTCCGGTTGCTGGGAAGGCCAGTCTCGCTCGCAGGTGAATATCTGAAAAACCATCGTACTGCCATGCGAGCTTCCCAGAGCCGTCAAGCTGGGAGTAGACGCGGCTTTCGGAATACTCATCCTCACGCCATACAGTCCAAGAGCCTGAAAGCGTCGTCCAGTAATTCGTTTGCAGCACGCCGTAGTCCCTGAAATCTTCATACCATATAAGTGCAGAGTCCGGTTTTCGTCTCAGCATCTAGCAGGTGAGCTTGAAAGCCCTGTCCGGCTGGCACTGGTTTCCATCCACATCAATGAAGTGACGCGGAGACAGAGTAAAGGTGGCTCTGCCCGCAGAGGGAGCCTCTGAAAAGTCGCTGCAAACGCGATAACCGTAAAACTGCACGCCTTTTACATCAACTGAAATCTTGATGGTGTGGCTTCCTGCCGAAAGAGAAATATTGCTGGCAAGTGTCGTCCAGAAGGTGCTTCTCCAATACGGCCACCAGAGCCTGCTTTCCGTAAAATGCGTCGTGTTGCCGTCAATCGAAACATAGATGCCATTCTTATCCCAGAAGGGATAGCAGAGTCGGATCGCAATATCGTAGGTTCCGGCACTTGCTACGGAAAAAGTATAAGTTGCAGAGCCTGCGTCACCGAGTGTGGCTACACCGTTTTCAAAGGATACAATGCCGGAGTAGGAGCTTGTTGTTCCGTTCGCGTCCACATAGATGGTGCCAAATTCCGTGCTTTGCTCTTTGCTGTAGGCCGTCAGATAGTGCCGTCTGTTATAGGTTCCGTTCATCATCGGATACTCATAGCTTGTGGCGTCCCTGCCTTCCGTGAAGTCATAGACCTGTGGCAGCGCCCAAGGCACCATGTCATAATCATCCCAGTATGCGAGAATCGGGATGAAAGGCTGCGGAGGAGCATCATCCGTGAAGTTGTACTGTCCGGTCATCCAGTTTTTCGCTGCATAGTAGGTATTTGACGTGCCGCGATAGGTCTTACCGAGGTTTGCCGGTGTATCGTAAATCTGCCAGTTCCAGCCGTATGCAGGAAGCCCGAAGAATATCTTCTCAGGCGTCATGACCGTGACTGCGTAATCGTAAATGCCCTCAAGCCAGTCTCTTGGAGAGACGGCTCCGGGAGCAGAGCCCGCCCATGCCATACCGTAGCTCATGATGGCGGCTGTATCGCAGTAGGGATTAAGGTCTCCGTAAACGCACCAGTTCTCGCCGCCGACCGAGCCGTTTATGGCATTCATGCCCGGCAGGCAGATATTCATGAGCTTGCTGCTGTCATAGCTTTTTACCGTATTGTAGATATTCCGAAACATCGCTGTAGAAGCTGCATGTGTGGAATATCCGTTGCCTTTCTCAAGGTCAATGTCGATGCCGTCACACCACGGATATTTTTCCATGATACGGACAATCTCTGAAAGAAAAGTATCCTGTGCGCCGTCGGTATTATCCCGGAGAGCGGCAAAGATGCTGTTTGTACCATTGTTGGATATCGTCAGCAGCCATTTGATATGCGGCCATCGATTGATGTAGGTAAGCATATTGGAAATGGCCACGCCGCTTTCCGTGATGATGCCGCTTCGAGATACCTTAAAAGAAAATAGACCTACCTGCGAGAGGCGGTCTCCATATAAGGCAAGCGCCTGATACATACGGGCGTTTCCCATGAAAGTCCAGACCATGCACTTACGGCCTTTCAAATAATCGAAGCTCACAGGGCATCACCTCCGTCCTGCATTTCCTGAAATTCTACATAGATGCGGGCAGACTTTTTATCCTCCACAGTAATCGGATGTTTGCTGTCACCGGCAGCGGAATATTGGAAAAAGCCATCCTTGTCCGTCGCTGATCCGTTTTTGAGGCATTCTCTGGTGGAGGCGAGAAGGTCAAATTCATCACCGGCAGCTGCCGCTGCTTTAAAAGTCGCCTTATGGGCACCGACCGAGCCTCCGTATCCGAGCGCGAGTTCCGCGATTTTGCCTTTTTGGCGGAGATGGCCGTTGATGCCGTGCTTCTCGACCGGAACATGGAACATCTGACTGGCGCTGGCGCAGTAGATATCGCCGCCGGTTTCAAATACTTTCTGCCGCCACGTCTCACCGGCATACCACGCGATGACTCTGGCTTCGATGGCACTGAAGTCGGAAACATAAAACTGCGTGCCGTCCTTCGGAATGAAGGCTGTCCGGATCAGCTGCGAGAGTGTATCCGGGACATCCTCATAGAGCATTTTCACGTCATCGAAGTCTCCGGATTTACAAGAGCACGGGCATCAGCCAGATCCTCCAAATGATTCTGAGGGAGGTTTTGCAGCTGAATGAGTCTGCCAGCCCAGCGACCAGTGCGGTTGGCTCGGTAAAATGCGAACATGCCGCGAGCCCTGCCGTCGTCACAGACCGCCCGCTCCATCGTCTGATATTTCTTGACGGAGGATTTGGCAAGCTGCTGGCGTAGCTCAAGAACGGTCTGAAGCTGGGGTGGAGCAGTTTTGATAAGCTCCGCTACGACCTTCTTACCGAGGCTGTCGGTTTCGAGACCATTGTCGGATAGCCACTGCTTCATTTGCTGGACGGAGTTCGGATTGTCAAGCGCCGTCATATCCTTCATGGCAGCAGTCAGTTCTGACCGAGAACGGGAGTCCATTTCGATGGCTTCCTTTACCAGATCCATGTCGAGCCGGACACCACGGTCGTTGATTTCCTGATCGATATGGTATTCATCCCAGACTTCCTCCGGCACCGGGAATTTTGCCAGACGATCCTTGATGCCGATCTCAGTCTCCACGTCGCGGATGTTATATTTTTTGAAAGCCTCCCACTTGTCCGGCGCATGGAATGAGCGGTTCCTCGTGTGACCGCCGTTTGTCTTTGTCGGAGCGCAGGGCACGGAGAAGTATTTGATCAGGTCTTTTCCTTCAGTGAGCTTCTGTTTCTCAAGGCCGTGGACGGCACCGACGCCTTCCAGAGAAAGCGGCAGTCCCATTGTGGCCGCCCAGACCATAGAGCATTGCCAGCTTTCCGGATTCAGGAACCGGGCGCAGTGGGTCGAAAGAGGATGGTTGTCATGAAATGGATCAAGGCTTATTCTCAGATCACGGAGATACCGGGATAAGCAGACTCGTTCAAAATTTGCATTGAAAGCCCATTTGATGACATTATCATCGGTCAGGGCATCTATGATTTCCTGCGGCAGGCGTTCTCCCTGTGCAAGGTCGATGACTGTCACCTCGGAGCCGTCAGCGCTGTAGCCGAACAACAGTATTTCAAAATCCGGTGACTCGGTATATTTGTAAACGCCGCACTTGGACAGGTTCACGTCGCTATAGGTTTCAATATCGATACTGAGTGCTTGCATAGATTTCACCTCAATTCAAACAAGCGGCAGAGATCACTCCCTGCCGCATGCCGTTTTCGTTTACTCCAAGGACTTCATTCGCTTCTCGTGGTATTCGTCGTCCTGTGCGGCCTTTTTCTCCTCGCGTTTCTCACGCTTGAAGTCGTTGATAACCGTCTGGACAGCTACCACTGCCCAAGACAGGACTACGATGCAGAAGCACCCGATCAGGATGTTGCAGAGAAGAGATGAGATCATAACTGTGCTTTCCATAGTTTTGCGCTCCTTTCCTTAATTGAGAAAATCTTCATCGTCGTCAGTGGCAAAGTCGGACTCAGCGCTTGCCTTGCCGCCGAGAGGCTCACCATCACGGATCTTCTGCAGGTTGTTGAGCCCGCAGGCGATTCCCTTGTTGCCGGAAGAGTTGAAAGCATAAAATGTGATGCTGGCTCTGCCATACACGCCGCTGTACACCTCGGAGCGGGTGAGGATCGGATTCAGGTCTGCATCCACAATTCCGGGAGCAGAGGTGGCGTTTGCGTTGACAAAGTATGCGTTCTTGTATGCCTCGTCATCCGGACGCTCTGCATCGCCGTCGCGCAGGGGTGTCTTCAGGACAGAGAGCGCCGGTACGGACTTGCCATTGCCCTTGAGCTTGGCCTCGCCCTCTTTGTAGGCAGCCTCGATGGCAGCCTGAATCTTGGCGATGGTCTTGGTGTCGGACTTCGGGATGATAAGGCTCACGCTGTACTTGGGAGTGCCGCAATTGATGGACTTCGACTCCCAGACGTTCGCGTAGCTCCAGCGGGTGTCGACACCGGTGATAACCTTCATGGGATTGCTGATTTTTACATTCTTACTCATAGTCTTTTTCCTCCATAAAATCATTTTTGGCTGTGTTCATGGCCGGGCGCTTGTCGCTCTCCGGCACAAGTGTGGGTTTGCCCTGCGGCTTTTCAATGTAAGCCGTCAGAAGTTCATCAAAGCGAGACTTGCCGAGGAGCTTCTGCATGGCGGTGATGCCGAGCAGCTTTTTCTCATACGGGTCAAAGCCTGCTTTCTCGACCGCGTCGATGACGGCGGCCTCGCTGCTGTACCTGCGGTTGGCGCGGCCTTCGACGAGCTTGAAACCTGTCCATTCCTTACCGGAGAGAGCCTGCTGCATGGCATATTCTTTGATGTCGGAAGCCCAGCTGACCAGTTCATCCACCTTGCCGAGGATGACCTCGATCTCTGTATCCGTAAGTAATGGCGGGAGCTTGAAATCGTGCTGTGCGAGCTTCAGGTTTGCCTCGGCTCTGGCGCGGCACTCATTTCTCGCCTTGCAGAAGCCGCACCATTCACCACACAGGAAGTTCCCGTCACCGGCAAAAGCCAGCTCTACGGTGGGTTTCAATACTTCATCCGCCCAGCGATACAGGCCATCCTTGCTGATCTCGAACGTGCTGACGTTCTGCCGCCTCGGCTGATAGATAGTCATGGAAACCTGATCAATGTCGTAAATGTCATCGAAAAGCTCCAAAGCGCCGAGGGCGTAACATTGCATCTGAGGGTTTTCCTCTGCGGAGACCAAGACGCCTAAGCCGTGCTTGTAGTCGATTACCCGGAGAGTGCCGTCCGCGATGATGAGCGCATCGGCGGTGCCGAAGCCCTGTTCTACCCAGCGGGAGAAGTCTACACGCTGCTCAATAAGGACGACCGGATCAGCGCAGGTTTTCTTGGCGGCTTCGATCTGCTCCAGCACATATTCGGCATAGCCGCTGGTGAAGTCCTCCATTTCCTCGGAATACCACTTGAGGCTTTCGGTCGGGTCTTCTGCGGGAAGTCCCAGTGCGGATTTCAGCTTGTACTCGCCCAGCGCGTGGGCGTCGGCGCCTTCCGCAGCGTAGTCCGATCCTTTGTCCTCATAGGTTTCACAGAGCCTCGCCGATGGCGGGCAGTGCAGCCACCTGTCGGATGAGGATGCGGAGAGGATTGCGTGTGTTTTAGCTGCCATTGCCGATTACCTCCGCGTCCTTAAGCAGGGCTTCATAATTTGCCGGATCAATCTCCGAGAGCTTTACGGCACCGTACTTCTGGAGCAGGGCGCGTACCTCTGCGGTGTGACCGGCGCGGGATTTCTCGGCAAGGACGGGCTCTTACATCCTCCAGTTTGAGCTCCGGCTTGGCTTCTTTCTTAACAGGTGCCTTCGCGGATTCCCGCGTAGAATTGTCGTCGCCTGAAAACTGCTGATAGAGTCAGTCGGCTGCGGCATTAATAGAAGCAGCAGCGGTGCGGAGCTCTTCGATGGTCTGCGCCATTTCTGCCATCTTTGACATTTTCTTTTCCTCCTTCCTCGGATTGGCTTGCGGCAAGTACCCGGAGGTTCCTTGCCAGTCTGGCGGATACGTGGCTGATGGAATTCAGGAGTTTGATCTCCTCATTCACGTTGCCGCCAGTGTCTGCATAACTGCGGTACATCATGTGTTCACCTCGCTTTCTGAAGGCTGTGTTCTCTTGCCTTCACCTTCCACTGGAGATGAACTGCCGATTTGAGCGGATGATTTTTATAAAAATTTCCGGCCATCATTCCAAGGCGGGACAATGGCCGGAAAGGTTGTGTATTTTACTTGTTCTCTTCCTTATGAAGTTCCGTGTAATAACGCTTCATCTGGTCTGCAAATGTGCGTTGCGGACGACCGAGGGCTTCCGCGATCTTGCGGTCAGAGATTTTCGGATTGTCGAGGCGCATCTGAATGATGCGATCTGCATCAGGATCAAGCTCTCGGAAACGTGCGATGAGACGCTTCAACAGGTCACGGTCAGCAATAATATCTTCTATAGAAGGTCTGCTGTCCGGAATGTAATCGCCGAGGGTACCGTTGCCATCAGGGAGAGGCTCATCAAGAGAAGTGGTGTCTGGTGCGTGATACTCGCACAGATCACACTGAGCGTCGCATTTCCAGAGATAGCAATGCGGGCACATGCAGCGACCATGATATTGCTCGCGCTTTTGTGTTGCCCAGATATCCGGGTAGAGAGCACG